CGCTCTTGTAGCCTTAAGTGATTACTCACCGAGTCAAAGACAGATCGTTACGGAACCAGAAGTTTGATGGAATTAACGAATTATACCCTCTCCAGGTCTGTTCGCGCTCGAACGTCGTACTTGCGTACTTCGCCTCTACTGCCGATGGATCGCTCCTGCCTAAATGCAGCGCATCCTTGGCTGTCAACCAATTTAAGAACTTGATTCGAGCAGGATGAGCACGAACTTCGTCTAGCTGCATCCACCAACGTGCCACATGAAATAACGGATCCACTTCCGGGTTCCACCGCTCCATGGAAATCATGGAATTTAAAGTACGTACAATGGAACGTATACCTCCTGAATGATGCTCCCTAAAATACACCTTCTGAAGATAGTGACAATAATCATCGGAAACAATTGACTTAAATGGGTTAAGTACAAGCCCTAACTCACTAGCAATTCGCGACATTTCCTCCAATTCAATTGGACGATCATAGACCACCAATGAATCATCGCCTAGCACGGTTGAACCCATAACCTGACGGCCAGTCCTCTCAGCCACATAATAAATGCAAGTCAGATTGGCAATGCAGTCAATAAAATTTGTCCACGCATGGCCACTAGGAACACCACGAATACGCCCAGTCTTTAAACCGCTTGGTAGTGCGATACTAGATGTAAAGAACTCATCTAATATTGGAATCAATTGCTTTGCCAATCGCGTTCTTTTAAATAAAGGATAAATCAGATAAGGCGAAATGGTAGAGTCAAACTGTGAGAAATCCAACGATACAACGTTACTACTAATGTCATGTGACATAGTCAACAATTTCCTGACATAAGTGTCGATCACTGCATAGTTGTTCCAGCCCACGAATTCGTCTGTGTTTGCTAAGCTAGGAAGAATGCTTTGCAACCAACTTAATCCGACTAAGACTGGTGCTTTAGGATACTGCCAGATAACTCTCTGTTTCGGCAAATCAAATAAACCTTTCGATTGGCCCCGATGTCCCAAAATTGAAAAGAAATACTCAAAGCTTTGACCGTGCGAAATGGAATCCATAATCTTATGAGCATCCTTAATAACATCGTTGTACACATCCTCAGTACGTGTGAGGTAAGGCATACCACTAAAGGTACTCATTGGCAAAGACACTTCTTCCAATGGTTTGAAACCGCCCGAATCCATGCTTAAACCAATCCTGCGCCAGATCGCATCGTGAGCGCGCACCAAGGCTTCTGAATCAGCACGAAATCCACTGTCTCCATAGTAACCGTTGACAGCAGTCCACCAAGCCGTGCTGGGTCTCAAACTTTTTGGCCCTGAGTTCTTTAACTCCGCAACTTCCAAAGCATACAATCGTTCATCAAACATTGAACAATCCTCACGAATTAAGCTGAGCACAGTCTGAAGTACACTAGGCCTATCCGTGTTAATGGAGAAGGTGTCCTTACCAATCGAAACCGGTTTGTACTCCTTCCGTACTAAGGGTGTCACAAGGTCCATGAGATATGGATCCGCAACGTTGCGAAGAATCTGTGCTAACCTTCTAGTTCCGTCAAACTCGCGTCTAACTTTCACGTTCACATCATTAGATTTTAGCATAAC